AGATAAACCAGAAAATCATAGTTATTATTCAAGTTCATTAGAAGGTCAATATTGTACAACTATAAATCATAAAACACAAAAACCTGAAAAAATAGCAAAAAAAGAAAAAGATCTTTGGTATAATCATTTAACAAACGAAGTAAAAAAACCTTATAATAGAGTAAGTGATATAAATTACATAGTTACGCAAGAAATATCTAGGATTTCTAATGGTGAAATTTATTTTAGTCCTGCTAAAAAAGACGACAAAGATTCAGCAATTAATAATGTTAGAGTTATGTTAGCAACAAAAAAGATTATAATTAACCCAAAATGTAAAACATTGATAAGACATATTAGAAATTGTAAATGGAAAAAAACAGAATCAAAGACATCATTTGCTCGTTCTCCCGATAACGGACATTATGATGCAGTAGATGCTTTAATTTATTTAATAAGATCAATATCTTACACAAAAAATCCATATCCAATTCATTATAATATGGATTTAAAAGACATGCACATTGTTAATCCTAAGAACTTCTATGGTCAAACTTCGTTGGATAATTATAAAACAATCTTTAATATTAGGAAAAAATAACAACTATTATAGAAACTTATGGATACACCAAACACTACAATAGACAAAAAACAGAGTGATAATGTATATTTTGCACAAAAACCAGCTGAAGATTGTGCTGGAATACTCCTCGCAAAAGGAGATAGCTTTTTTAATTTATTAAGAGCTAATGCTTATTTAGAAAAAATGTCAAGAATGTGGAGAGCTTATCACGGAGCATATTCCAATGATTTAGGATATGGACATCGCGTTGAATTTTCTGGTGAACAAGGTGAATTGGTTCAACTTCCTGTAAATCATTTTAGAAACATTGCTTCTCACATGTATACGATGATTACTGCTAATCGTCCAATTATGGAAGCTAGAGCAGTCAATACCGACTACAAATCATTAGCACAGACATATGTAGCAAATGGTATTCTAGATTACTACATGAAAGAAAAACATCTAGAAGACTGTATTAAAAAAGCAGCTGAAATGGCTATTGTTCTTGGGTCTGGATTTGTTAAACTAGAATGGAATGCAACTGCTGGTGAAGCATATGACGTTGATCCAGAAACGGGTGAATTTACTTATGAAGGTGAATTAGAATTCACTAATCTTTCTCCTTTTGACGTTGTTGTTGATGGTACAAAAGAAACGTGGAATAATGAATGGATTTTAACTCGTTCTTTTCAAAACAGATACAATTTAATGGCAAAATACCCCGAATTAGCTGATAAACTTAAGGGAGTTAAGCCAAAAAACCAAAGCGCCGTGTATCGATTGGCAGTCTTTAGTAATGACGATACTGACGATATCCCTGTTTTTGAATTTTTTCATAAAAGAACCGAAGCTATGCCTGAAGGTCGGTATATGCTTTTTGTTGATTCTGATATTGTTTTATTAGACACAAAAATGCCATATCGAGTATTACCTGTTTTTAGAATTGTTCCTTCCGAAATTTTAGGAACCCCATATGGTTATACTCCTATGTATGATATTTTTCCAATTCAAGAAGGGATTAATTCATTATATAGCACTATAATGACAAATCAAAACGCATTCGGCGTTCAAAATTTATATGTACCAAGAGGTGCTGATATTGCGGTTAATACATTAGATGGTGCAATGAATATTATTGAGGGTAACGCTAAACCTGAACCTCTTCAATTAACACAAACTCCACCAGAAGTGTTTAATTTTTTAAATATGTTAATTCAATCTGCAGAAACCATCTCTGGTGTAAATAGTGTTACAAGGGGGAATCCCGAAGCATCCCTTAAATCGGGAACAGCTTTGGCATTGGTACAATCAATGTCATTGCAATATATTTCAGGATTGCAGCAAAGTTATGTCAAATTAATTGAGGATGTTGGAACTGCTATAATTCAAATGTTAAAAGATTTTGCAGTCACCCCAAAAGTAGTTGCTCTTGTTGGTAAAAATAATCGTCCTTTGTTAAAAGAGTTTACTGGAGAAACAATATCATCAATTAATCGAGTTGTTGTTGATGTTGGCAATCCATTATCAAGAACTATTGCTGGTAGAGTTCAGATGGCAGAACAAATGCTTCAAATGAATCTGGTAAAAACACCAGAACAATATTTTCAAGTTATAAATACTGGAAAAATTGAAACAATGTTTGAAGGTGAGATGAACGAACTATTATTAGTTAAGTCTGAAAATGAACAAATGTTGGAAGGGAAATCCGTCATTGTTTCACCCTTAGATAAACATAGATTACATATTAATGAACATAAGGCAGTTTTATCTGACCCAGATCTAAGAAGAGACCCCGAATTAGTACGATCTGTTTTAGAACATATCCAAGATCATTTAGATTCGTTAAGAAACACAGATCCCGCCTTATTACAATTGATTGGGGAGCAACCACTTCCTCCGGCTGGATTAGAACAAGGACCATTCCCTGGTCAGCAAATGCCCCCAGCCAATCAAGCTGCCCAATCTCCAATGGATCAATTATTTGCAACCCAAGGAGGTAATGTATCTCCGAATGAAACTGTTAAAGCAACAACAGGAGAAGTCATACAATTACCTGGGATGCCTTCTCCTCCACCTCCTTTTGAAAATTTACCTGTGGCTCCACAACAAATGTTACCGAGTTAATTTGAGAGGATAATATGTCTATACGGCAACCATCTAAATTAGATGCATCTCAAGTGTTACAACATGCTTTTGATGATGAGAGTCGTACTTTGCGTGTTAACACAGAAGCAACCGTTGTCGCTGGATCTCTTGAAGTTGCAGTTGATCATCAAACTGATTCTGTTAAAATTGGAAACGGTATTAGATTTGCCGATGTAGCAGTTGATAATTCGTTAAAAGTTAGTAATGGAATTGTTAAAGAAGCATTTGATTATTTTACAGGAGTTCATACCAGTACAACATCTACATATACTTATAAATTAGGTGGTTCTGGTGGTCAAATAGTTGCAGTTGTTACAGTAACATATTCTGATGGAACAAAAAGAGAAATAACTAGTTTATCGGTTACTTAATATGTTATTATTACAATATGATCCATCTACAACCGAATTAATTTTTAGAGAACAACCATTACCTCCTGTTACAGCTAATTTTTCTGAGTTAGATTTAACAACTAATGTTAGATTGAATGTTGGAACTGTTACAGTCAATGAATATATTAATATGAATGAAACTGGATCAGTTGAAATTGGTTCTGGTAGTATTGTGGAGGTATTATAATGAGTCAAATTATTTTACAAAAAACAACTTCTCCAGAAACACCATTAACTAATAAAGTTACAATATACGCTAAACCTGATGGACTTGTTTATTCAAAAAATGATTTAGGACAAGAAACATTATTATCTAATAGTGAAGTTGTTTTATTAGATCATATAAATGGAGTAAATCCACATCCTCAGTATCTATTAAAAAGTAATTCTAGAAAAATAGAATATATAACAATAACACCAGTTGAATTAGCAAATAAAAAAATTGTTCTTGACAAAACACCAATTAATCCCCAATTTGTTCAAGTTGACATCAAAGAGGGTGGTGGTCCTCTCTTTTTTGGTACGGATTTTATTGTTGAAGGCAACGAACTCAAATGGGATGGTTTTGAGTTTGATTTTGTTGTTGGAATTGACGATAAAATTCGTATTGTCTACGATCACACTTAATTAACAAATAACTTATCCTTTGATAGTTTCTATTGGTTTCTATCAAGGGATTTGTGCGCTCAAAAACTCATAAAGGAGAAAAAAATGAGTATACAAGTCAAAAAGAAGTTTATTAAGTCCCAGGTTATTGATGGGACCAAAGTTCTCTTCTTAAACGAAGATGCATTTAAAGCATCTAAAGCCGATGGTTCACAAGTTTCACTTTTTAAAGTAAGTTCTTCTGATGAATTTAGACTTCTTCAGATGCCGAAAGTATCTTCTGATCCAATGGTGGAAGATGATTTAGCACGTAAAAAATACGTTGATAAATCTGCGATGGACGCAGAATCTAACGCAAATGTTTACACAGACGGAGAAATCACTTCACTACAAGGCGACATGCAAGCAGCTGATGCTGCTTTGCAAGCTTCTATCTCTGCAGAAAAAACTCGTGCTGAAGGTGAAGAATCTAGAATTGAAGGTAAAGTTGATGCTGAAATTGCTGCTCGAATTGCAGCAATCGCAGCTGAAGCAGCTGCACGCGCAGCTGCAGACACTGCTCTTGCAGCCGATCTTGATGCCGAAGAATTAGCACGCCAAGCTGGTGATACTGCACTCCAAACTGCACTTGATTCGGAACAAAGTGCACGCGAACAAGCAGATGCTGAATTAGCTGCAGATATTGTTGCAGAAGAAACTGCACGTATTGCAGGAGACACAGCACTTCAATCTGCTATTAATGTTGAAAAGGGACGTGTTGATGCAATTCTTTTAGCTTCTGAAGCAGATAAAGATAGCTTTGCTGAAATCGTTCAATTAATTAACTCAGTTGACACTGAGAATGATTCAGCATTTGCTGCGTATGTTTTATCAAATAACGCAGCTTTAGCTCAAGAAGTTGCAAATCGTCAAGCCGGTGATACTGCACTTGCTGCTGATCTTGATGCAGAAGAAGCTGCTCGTCAAGCTGCTGATTCAGCTGAAGCTGCTGCTCGCGCTGCAGCTGATGCAGCTCTTGATGCACGTCTTGATGTTCTTGAAGCCGATCCGGTTACTAAGACATATGTAGATGGCAAAGTAGCTAATCTTACTAGTGACATCAATGATCTTGATGGTTATGCCCAAGACATTCGTGATGATTTGGATCAAGAAATTCTTGATCGCGCTGCCGCAGTTTCTGCTGAAGCTGCTGCACGTGCTGCTGCTGACACAGCGCTTGCTGCTGATCTTGATGCAGAAGAAGCTGCACGTATCGCAGGAGATGCAGCGCTTCAATCTGGATTAAACACTGAGATTTCTGCTCGCCAGGCTGCAGTTTCTGCTGAAGCTGCTGCTCGTCAAGCTGCTGATGGTGTTCTTGATGCTAAAATTGATCAAAAATATTCAGATGCTGTATCTTATACTGATACAAAAGTAGCTGCGCTTGTTAATAGCGCTCCTGCTGTTCTTGATACACTCAAAGAACTTGCTGATGCACTTGGTTCTGATCCAAATTTTGCAACTACTGTTGCAGGACAAATTGGTGTAGAACAATCAGCTCGTGAAGCTGCTGACGCCGCTCTTGATGCACGTCTTGATGCTCTTGAGGGTAGCGGAAGTGGTTCTGTATCATTTGAATTAAATGCATATGGAGAAAGATTTCTCAGTGAATCATTTGTTGTTGATGCTTCAATGATTTCGGATGGTTATTTTGATCTTGATTTTAAAGCATTTGCTCCATCTATGGTTGTAAGCCTTGATAGACTTATGCTTTTTGAAGGTGAAGATTTCTCTGTGAGTGTTGTTGGTGGCGTAAGTCGCTTAACATTTATAGGATCTATTTTACCTGCTGGAGAAGAAGCTCTGGCTGCTGGTGATAAAATTAAAGTTCGTTATTTAAAGGACGTTCGATAGTTTTATTTTTGGGGAAGGGGGGTAATTTACTCCCCTTCTTTTATTTAATATAACGATCTTATCCAGATCGGTTAATAAAAAAAGGAGAAAATATGGCTACATTTTTTGTAAAAAAAGACGGTACGGGGACACATACTCAGATTCAATCTGCAATTTATGATGCAGCTTCTGGTGACACAATTAATATTGGTCCTGGTACTTATAATGAAAATATTGACTTTATTGGAAAAACTTTGACAATTCAAGGTACCAGTAAAGAGTTAACAATTCTTCAAGGTAAATTAGCAAATGACGTTGTTGTTTGTTCTTGGTTTGCAGGAGAAGATACGATAACAACAGCTTCAACTGCTGCTTTAATTAGAGGAAAATCTGTCACTGGTTCTAATATTACCTCAGGTTCAAGAATTTCTCAAATATTAAATGCAACACAATTTAAAGTCAGTTTACCTACAGCAACTACTGGAAATTACAGTAAAACTGCTGTAAGTATTACATCTGGTTCTAGTACTATTGTATTACCAAATGTTACGTCTGTCGCTGTTGGACAGAAAGTCGAAGGTGTTGGAGTTAATGCTACAATTACAGCATTAAATTCTACAACAAGAACAATAACATTAAGTTCACCAGTAACTCAAAGTGGAACTAATGTTGTTTTAAATTTTAAATTAGTTCGTTCAAATACATCAATAAGTCAAGTGACTAATGTTGGTAGTGTTCCTAGCACTGTTGGATTTACTCAAAGTTCAAATGGAATGATTATTAGAAATTTAAAAGCGATTGGATTTGATGGTTCGATAGGACAAGAAGGAGCTGCTTTAGGATTTTCTAATTCAAGTGGCAGTGGGTACCAAAACTTTTTAATTGAAAATTGTGAATTTGTTGCAGATGGTGATTCGGCTGTAATGTCTGGAGGAAGTACGGTTTCAACTGGTGGAACCATTCGTAATTGTATTTTTAGTGGAAAAACATTTGTTGGAAATGAACCAGCTGATGTTCCATCATTTAGTAGTTTTACAGCTGCAGCAACAATAGTTTCAATTGGCTCAATGTCTGTATTTCGAGTTGAAAATACAAGAGGACTTATTGTTGGTAGTTCTATGACTTCAACTGCTTGGTCCGGTCAAGGTCAAGTTCAATCTATTTCTGGAAATAATGTTACAATTAATAAAGTTATTTCAGGAACTGTTGGACAACAAATAGCATTTACTGTTGTCAATGTTGCATATTCTGTTCCAAACGTAGCAAGAAATCTTGTTTACATTGGCACAAACACTACACCTCCAAATAACAATACTTCTAATTTTACATTTAAAGATAATTTAATTACCGGAAGAACTGGTGCTGTTATTTCTGCAAATGGTGGAAAGTCAATGTTTAATTCAGCTGTAACTATTGAAAGTTTCGGTGGTTTAGTTGAAGGAAATATAATTGATGGAAATATTGGAGCTGGTGATCCGAATCCTCTCATGGCTAACTATGCAATTCGTTGTCGTCAAGCTAATATTGTTGTTAGAAATAATAGTAATATTATTACTGGAGGACGTAAAAACTCTGGATTTTTAGTTTCTGGAGCTGGTTCAACAAGTCAAAATAACACTACGGTCGATGCAACTTTGGTTAAATCTAATCAACCAGTGGCAGGACAACCGATTACTGTTGAAATGTCAAAGGATGTTATTAAATCAATTTCAAAAGTTTCAACTAGTCCAATTTTTTCAAATGAAGCTAATTGGCATCTTGTTACATTTATATTTCAAAAACAAGGTAGTTCGAAGCGATTGGTTTGTTCTTTCCGTGATTTTATGGCACAAAAAAACATGAAATTACGTGTAGGGATGTTAACAGGTGATGTTTTTCAATTGCATAAAGTTGTCATTTCTAAAGCAGATAGAACTTTATTAGTTATAAAAAGATCTGAGATTGATAGTGCATCATCTTACGATATTACTTTAAAGTAATTATAATAATTATAGGGGGAAGAATTAAATCTTTCCCCTATATATTAAAAAAATAAAGGAGATAAAAATGGCAACATTACTTGTAAGAAAAAACCCAACAGCAAACCAATACAGCAATATTAAAACTGCACTTTATGATGCTGTTGATGGAGACATAATTAATATTGGTATTGGTACTTGGAATGAAAATATTATAGTTAATAAAGCGGTAAGACTTGAGAGTGAAGCAGGAAAAGCAAGTACAATAATTCAGGGACATAATAATGATTCTATTAAAACAACTACAGGAAGTTTTATTTCCGGTAGTGATATTATAACAATACCAGGACTATCGACTTCTGGATTAGTAAAAGGCTCCTACATCGTAGGTGAAACTCTTCCTATAATAAGAGGTAATCCTTCCAATACAGTCTCGACTAGTTCTAGTTATGCGTATTTTGGTGGATATATTAAACAAATTTTAAGTTCAACAACGGTACGGTTAGATACCTCGACACCAACATTTACTGCTTTTACAAAAACAGGATCGGGATCTGCTATTAATACCGTCTTAAGTTTAAACAATACAAGCGGCATAAGTGTTGGGATGGGTATTTCTGGCACTGGCATTAGCGCAGGGACAACTGTCACGAGTGTTTCTACATTTTCGATTCAAATAAGTATACCTTTACTTCAAAATGTTAGTAATGCTACTTTTTCATTTTCACCACTAAGAACTAATGTTACAATAACGGAATTAGCTAATTATAATTCACCTACACCAGCCACTGTTGTAATTGCACAGCCAACAGTACTTGGTGGTGGCTTTCTATTGGGTGGTTTAACAATAAAAGGGTTTCAATCAAACCCACAAGCTAAAACATATTTATTATCAAGTTCATCAATAGCTTTAAATCCTCCATCCCCAACATCCTCTGCTATTAGTTTTAATAGTGGAACTATTAGTAATTGGTCTATATCCGATTGTATTATTACCGCAGATGGTAGTAGCGCCATAAGAGCGCCTTCAAATCTAGTGGCAGCAAGAGGTACAATTCAAAATTGTACCATTAATGGTAAAACATTTACTGGATCTGAGCCGTTGGAAGTTTCCTCATTGACTGGATCGATTACAATAACAGCGACCGTAAAGGCTGTAAATATGGGTGCAAATACATTTACAGTTGAACATCCATTCGGTCCAATATTAGGTCCAGTTAGTTCTTTAAATAATGCCAATTTTAATGGTTTTGCTAGTCATTTTAGTTGTTCTGGAAATCAAACAACATTTATATTGCCCGTTGGAATTCCGTTTTCAATGTCTGTTAATCAAACAATTTCTTTGGTTACATCAGCAACTAATTTTTTAAACGTTGCTCGTGAATTGATTAACATGCCAAATAATGGTTCTAGTTCCACAACAAATCTTACCGAACTAACATTTAGACAAAATGTAATAAGTGGTCAAACTGGTGCCGTGATATCATCTACAAACAATAAGTCTATGTTCAATGCCGCCGCGATATTAAATACTGTTGGTGGTAGCATTTCTAATAATACATTTGATGGTAATTTTGGCGCAGGGAGTCCAAATTCATTAGGTGTAAACTATGCATTAACTAGTGTTAGAGCGAGCAATGCATCTCCTTCTACAACTATTTCAATGAATAGAAATAATGTTACAAATAATAGACAAAATGCAGGATTTAATTTATCTGGCAATATAATGCAGATGGATAACATTACATATGTAGATGTTACTCAAATACCAGTTTCTTCTAGTTTATCATCAGTAGGT